GTAATGGCCTTAACGCCATGACTCTCTCCGGCCTTTATATCAATACAAGCAGGAGATTCAATAATCTGAATGTCACCATCTTTAACAATTACAACTTTACCTTTGGCAAGAACACCAAAATGGGAATAGTTATGCTTATGTTGTACAAGCATTTGCCCCGCACTAATGTGCGTTTCTTTGGCATATAAACCATCAGTAAAGTGATGAGTAATCATGCAGTTCTTTTCCACATATAAACAGTGATGTACGGCTGGTAGTTGGCGTTTGTTCCTGAAGAACCAGTTGTGCTGTTAGACACAGAAATACCAGTGCTTGCAGCAGATGTGGTTAAAGTTGTTGCGTCAGATAAGTTAGCACCGCCTCCTGGGGGGCCATATCCACCATTACTAGTTCTTCCTGCAAATGTATGTTGGTGAGTTGGGTCTGTAACTGTTGCAGTGTGGGTGTGGCTAACAGTAATTGCATCTGCGCTACCACCAGTTTCTTCTGCGGTATCAAATAGTGCATTTCCTGAGTTAAAGCCCACCATGACACGACCAGCACCAAATGCAGTCCATGTGCCAAAACCAAGTGAAGTACCAGGGTTAGTGCTTGATGTAGCGTTGGTATAGATAGAACCAACTGGATAAATTGCAGATAATGCTGCTTGCACAAATGCCGTAGTTGCTAATGCAGTTGAACTATTGCCATAACTTTGGGTAGTTGCAACAGTTCCCGTAGGCAATGTTGGCGTACCAGTAAAAGTAGGACTTGATAAATCTGCCTTGGTTGAAATGGCAGTAGCAATGTTGTTGAATTCTGTGTCAATCTCAGCGCCCTTGACAATCTTTAACGCATTACCAGAAGACAAATTGTCCTTGGTTGCAAAGTTTGTACTCTTTGTGTAATCTGACATAGTATTTTCCTTTAACTCAGTTTTCCATTTTTGGCTTGAATTTCAATCTTCTGAATCGACAATGGAGTTCCATTTATGTCAGACTCATAACCTGTTTGAACAACCTTGCCAGTTCCTGTTGCAGAAACAGTCAATGTCTGTAAAGCAACACCAGCAGAGTAGTACGCAACTGTTGTGGCATTAGCCCCATACTCAGCAATGCCATAGTACGCAACACCTTGCGTTGGTATTGATGCGTTATCAGACAAGTAGTTGGTTTTGAAATCAAATCCCCACTTAAATGTAACTATTTGACTTGTGCCACCAATAACAACAGTTGATATTTTCTTCAAAATAGAAGTTACATTCTGATTGCCAAGATCAGCATGGTTTGTGTAATACAACATACGATAAGAAGACGAATGGTCTTGATAGGTGTTATACAAACCTACATAACCATTCTTACCAATGTACAAAGTCCCATCTCTACGAGACACAAAAGATGTTGGTGTAATTGAGTCCCAAGTCGTTACCCTAGCCGCACCATCGGGCAAATATGCCTTAGTATCAAAACACCAAGTTGTATCAATGCTAGGAGTTGTCAACAGGTAAAACGCTTCTCTTTCAGAGTAAACAGATTTAATGTTTGTTAATGTCTCGCCAGCAATAGCACTCATCAAGTCATTGCGAATATTCTTTGATAAGTCTCTTTCAGGAGCAGACTTCTCTTGAATTGTTCTCATCAACGATCTAACGCCAGAATTAGACAAGAACAAAACATCAGTGCTAGTGGTCTGAATGCTATCTCTAGCAATGCAACCAATGCCTTCAACAGTGTCACTGATAGACATCGTTGATGGAGATGTTGCGCCCTGATACACAAGAATCTGTCGCTTACCAAAGATAAACAAGAACCCGTTATGAGCTGCCAAACCAGTTATCTGGTCAGCACCATTAACCCATACATTGTTTACATTCAATGAGCCAGCAGTTCCTGTTGACCATACATGACCAGAAATTAAGTCGCTGAAGTAAACAGTTGCATTTACAGATGTAGTATTTGCCGCCCACAATCTACCAAAGGCAGAAATACAAATGTCAGCATCAGGAACAGTGGCTGCATATCCAGTTTTCTCACTCACACGCCTATATGTAGTGGTGCTAACAGCGGGATCATAAATTAATGGATTATGACCAGACTGGAAGAAATATGTGATGCCATTCAAAGATGCACACTGCCAATTACTTGCTGTTATGGTTGGAGCAGTACCCCCTCCCCCATAGGTAAGTTCAGTTACAGTATTTGTAGAACTAAGTTTGAAAATCTTGTTATTTCCAGCAAACAAGACAGTCAAAGTTCCATCAGCAACTACTAACTCATGGATAACCTTTACATCATTTGCGCCAAGGTTTCCAGAAGATGCGTTAACTCTTGACCATCCCTTGCGTGATCCAACACGACCATACTTGTCAATGATGCAGTTTGTTGCAACCAATGCAAAACCAGCATTCAAATCAAGAGGCGAATCTTGTGTATTCAACCCATAGAAACCTGGGGCTGAGATAGAAAAGACTTGTATTTGCTGAGTCATTGGGCAACAAACTCTTGGTTTTCAGGATACCGACTACCTTCCAAAGCTATATAGTCTGAAAGCATAGATCGGAATAATGAATAAGCCTCAGATGAAGATAGTCCACCATCTTCACCACGATCAACCAATGCCCTTGAATAAGCGCCTTGAGCAACAACTACATCAGGAACAAGAATAACAGTGCTATCAGCCGCCAATGCAGCCTGTGGAATAGCCAAAGCAAATATGATGCTATAAACACCATCTGGCCTTGGATATAGCGTTACCTTGGTGTCATAACTAGAATCTACACCTTCAAATATGTATTCACTTGGAATGCCAGTCATAATCGTAGAGAAATTCTGCTTACGATTCATGTCCACAAAAGTGGTGTTTGTCAGTCCAATGTTACTCGTTGCATTAATAGCATCAAGAACTTGGAACTTCTGTCCAGCACCAGTTAAAGCATACTGATATGTGCCAGAAGAAGTAGTAATAGTTACTATTTGACCAAGGCAGTTCCACCCAAAAGCATCTTCAACTTGACGCTTAGAATCATTGATAAATTTACCAATGAGAGTGGAATAAGTTGTTTCGTTGTAAGTGCTTACAACAGGTTCACGCAAACGAATCAATACATCGTTGACCAGTTCAAGAAATGTCATTGGGTTGCCTCATTTCGCTTTTGCCTTGTTCCTTGCGGATATAGCTTTAGCTTTTGCCTTTGCATCAGCCTTGGAGTTAGCACCCCATGCTTTTAGCGAAAGAAGCAGTCTCGTTGGTTCACCATTCTTGAACTCAGGGCCATCATTGCCACCCATTCGAGCCAAGAAACTTGCTCTGCGAGGGTTGTCCCCCGACTTGACTGGTGCTTTGAGATTGCCACCAGTTTCTGCATTATAAGATGATCTCCCCTTGGCATTCAACCCACCTTTTGGATTTTGCCCAGCTTTTGTTTGCCAAACAGGAGATTTCATATTACATCTTTCTAGGCTTTTTCTTGGGTTTTGTCATGCCAGCCTCAGACAAGGCAATGGCAATGGCTTGCTTACGAGAAGTCACTTCTGGCCCTTTTTTAGACCCAGAGTGCAGACTTCCAGTCTTGTACTCGTGCATAACTTTACCAACTTTTTTAGCCGCTTTGGTAATTTTCATGGTTTTTCCTTAGTAAATAATCTTAGCCGTGATAGTTCCAGTGACATAAACAGTGCAATTTGCTCTTAGATATGTCGGTGCATTTGCAATGGTTATGATGCCATTAGCTGTTAATGCAGTGCCAATAGTTGACCAGTTTGTGCCATCTAAGCTACCTTGTAGGGCTACAGTTGCACTGGTGATGCCAGAAACCTGTAGGAATGCAGGTTGCCCAGGGTCTACTTGAACTGCTGGAGATGCGCCAGTTGCACCAACTGCGCTTAAAAGAGTGATGGGAGTTGTTAACGATGACATTATTTACCTCTTGAAGATTTCTTCATTGCGTTTGTTGCGGTGCGCTGACCCTTCTTGGGTAGCATTTTAGGTTTCCCAATTGCCACCATGATAGTGACAGGGATGCCTCTTTTCTTTGCAGGAGCCTTAGCTTCTTTCATTGGCTTTCCATACATCATGGTTTTTCCTTGGTTATTGGCCCACCAGACTTCCAAGCATCACAGGTGCGGGCCGCAGCACAGGTGAATTGAAA